ATAAACAATCATGTAAAAGATATTAATCATATTATCTATAATGATGAAAATACAATCTACATAAACTGTAGTATTGACCAAATGACAGAAAATACATGGTATGATAATATACCTATCAACAGTTTAATATGCTTTCAATCTACCGATGTAACCGTAGATGATAATCGATGGCATGTAACTCAGCACATATCTAGTTTAGATGAGTTTACTACAAAATATAAGTTATCACGTTTATTATATTCGGGAATAAAAAATATTAACTATGGTCCTTGGGAGTACAATAGATTTATGATAATAGGGTACAAATAAAAATAGGACCCGAAGGTCCTATTTTACATTGAGGGGCCGTTTCCGTTTTTAAATCCAACACTACCACCTTCACTTTCAATACGTTTTATAACATCTTCAAACAGTATGGGTCTATAATCTGTATGCTCAACACATACGCAATGATAACGTACATCAATGTAATGTCTACTACCACGAACGCCAAACTCATGTAATGTTTCAACTTCTTTCTTTACACGATTAGCATGTAAGTGACCGTGAATGTTAGTACCAAATCTTCCTAACGATTCAGTATGAATTGGTATATGGCTTAATATCATTCCGTTCATCACGTGATAAGCACGTAATTCACGGAAGTATAATCTATATTCATCGTCACGGAAGATATCATGGTTACCACGAATCAACACTTTGTCACCGTTTAAGCGACTCATAATCTTCAATGCTTTGCGGTTAATGACAACATCACCCAAGTGATAAACTTTGTCGTTAGGTCGTACTGTTTCATTCCAACGCTTAACCATTTCTTCATCCATCTCATCTGGATCAGTCCATGGTCGCATCTTTGAACCATCACTGTTTGTGAATCTACAAACTCCGGTATGCCCGAAGTGTGTGTCACTTGTTAAAAATACTGCGGGCATATTATTCCTTTATTTGGCATCCCTCCAAGGATTCGAACCTTGACTAACGGTTTTGGAGACCGGTATGCTGCCATTACACTAGAGAGATATTGTTTACAAATTCTTTCTAATACGTTTTAGATATTCTCTACCAACAAGTCCTTGTTCAATTTCTTCTAATGCAGTAACCATTGGTCCTGATTTAGTAGTAAGCATTGAACGATGTCCTCGCTTTAATTCTCTTACACGCTGTGAGGCGATAAGAACTAAATCAAAACGATTACCGACCATGTTTGCGGCTTCTTCACTTGTATATCTTGCTCTGCTTTGTGACATATTTTTCCTTTGTTTGGTGCATCGTGAGAGGGTCGAACTCCCGACATTCGCCGTGTAAAGGCGCTACTCTACCACTGAGTTAACGATGCGTTATTCTATTTAACCACCCTGGTTACTATCTTTTACTTCTGTTTGTTTAACAATATTGTCAAACGCTTCATCTTCATTCTTTTGATCCTCAAGTATTCTTGGATCAGGCTTACGAAAGATATTATCCCAGTTGTTATTAAACGTTTTTAAATCAACACTATAGGGTCTTGGTAAGCTACCTTTAGTCATTTACTATTATCCTTACGAGAACTTGTGCGTGAATTGCTTTTTTCAATCTCAACATAACTACGAATAAAATCCCCACGCACATGTGCATCACGAATTAGCGTTGCCGCACGTTTAACTGCTTTAGGGATTTTAACTGCCCTTGAATCATAACCTCTACATGTCATACTATTTCCTCTTTTAAAAAATGATTGGTCGGAGTACAAGGATTCGAACCTTGGACCCCCTGGTCCCAAACCAGGTGCGCTACCAGACTGCGCCACACTCCGAATTAACTTGGTATTATATGCGGTATGAATGGAACATTTCGTGGACCATATGTTTGTTCAAAAAGCTTTTTAGCTTCTTGTACATTTGGTGCAAAGACTTTTTCCTTCTTTTCACCTTGTGGTGTTCTAACTGTTGTTTCATACATTGGCATATAATTCTCCTAATTGGATGCGGGGGACGGATTCGCACCGCCGATCTTCAGGTTATGAGCCTGATGAGTTACTACTTCTCCACCCCGCGTAATTCGTTTACACACTACTTATCATAGTATACACCGTGTGTAATGGTGATCTTGGTGGAGGAGACAGGGATCGAACCTGCGACCTACTGGTTGCAAACCAGCCGCTCTCCCAACTGAGCTACACCCCCAATATTCTTTTGGTGCGTCTGGTCAGACTCGAACTGACACGCCTTTCGGCACGGGCTTCTAAGACCCGCATGGCTACCAATTACATCACAAACGCATTAACCTTTTAAAGAACAAATGTTATTATAACAGAGAATTATTTATCTGTCAATACTTGTTTTCCCGAATAAATATTTTCATGTTTAAAAAGAAACAACACATCCCTCTTAACCTACGCCGTAGAGTTATTGAAAGGGACGGCAAATGGTGTGTCTATTGTGATGAAGACTTGTCCGATAAAGAAATACACATGGATCATGTTATTGCTGAATCTAAAGGTGGAGAAACCACTTATAACAATCTTCAAGTAACTTGTAGAAAATGTAATCTTGCTAAGGGTACTTTAACTGAATCAGAATTTACTGAACAGTTAAGAACCAGAGCAATGAACATTTTAAATAGAATTGGAGCGGGATAGCGGATTCGAACCGCTGACGAACAGCTTGGAAGGCTGACACTCTACCCCTGAGTTAATCCCGCAACTTTGGAGCACAGAGTGAGATTTGAACTCACGGTTTTACGGATTTGCAATCCGTCGCATTTGACCACTCTGCCACCTGTGCATATAAATACATTATGAAATATTATTCACCTATCTATTTAGAAAATATTAAAATCATTCAAGAAAAGATTTTTGATGTATTTCCTAAAACTGAATTATCAAGTAAAGAAAACTTATTCTATATACCTGATAATCTAAAATTATTTTTTGATATACCAGAATTAAAATCTGAATTAGATAATATGAACTGGTCACAATATGTTCATTCGTTTGGTTTTTATGTAATTAACAAAACATACGGCACACCTATACATATTGATAGTGGTAATAGTCTTTATAGTTTTAATATACCAATACTAAATTGTAAAAATACTTTTGTTAATTTTTACAAAACAGATAAAGAACCTGTAAAGAAATCATATGTTGCATATAACAAGATTATAGACTATTATAGTTTTAATCCTACTGAATGTGTATTACAAGATAAATTAGAAATGACCACTCCACATGTCATAAAAGTCAAAGAGGTACATAATGTAACTAACATTAACGATTTACCACGCATTACATTATTAATCAGATTAAAAAAAGAAATTAACTTGGATTACTTATTTCAATGAAATATATAGAATACTTAGATTTACCACCGGTACCCGAAAACTTAATTGAATCTATTACGGATATCATTAATAAGCCACCTAAAGCTTATAGTACAGTACCGGCTGAATATAACTTTTTCAAAACTAGAAATGTTAATGATGATTTGGCAGAATGGTTACAATCTATAGTTGAATATAAAATATATCCACAATATCAATTAATATATAACGGTTTACCTATACATGTAGATAACGGTAACAGAATTAATGCCTATAACTATTTGTTAGATACAGGAGGAAAAAATGTTAAAACTATCGTATATAATGAAAACTACAAACCATTGCAAATTGAACAGCTTGAACTAAAAAGATGGCATCGTATTAATACGGGCATGTTACACGGTGTTCATGGAATTGAACCTGATAAAGTTAGAGTTGCTATTAGCATAACATAATCATTTATTTGTGCATAAAAAAGCATATTGAAACACACTAACATCCTCGGTATGTACTAAAGTTCAATGAACCGCTACGACCAAATATCAATATGCTTCAATCTGCTCTGCATCCCCCGGCGGTAATTATAGAGTATCAAGATATGACGCTATCATACCCATCACACACTCCTTCCACCCGCTTCCCGACAGGGACCGTTCTCGCATTGCTAGCGGCCTTTGGGTTTAAAGACTACCACCCGTACTTGTCACAGTACTTCTCATCCTGCGGGTCACAGTATCCGGAGACACCCGGAACGTTCTGGTGGAGACGGTGAGATTCGAACTCACGGTACGTGTTACCACATACGACAGGTTAGCAACCTGCTGCCTTAGGCCACTCGGCCACGTCTCCTATTTAGATGGTGCCTCCACCTGGACTCGAACCAGGAACCTAGCGATTATGAGTCGCTTGCAACTAACCAATTGTGCTATAGAGGCAATAATTAAATAATCAACTCAAAGTTATTTCGTTGAATATTTATTATATCTTGTTTTTGAACTACTAATAACTGTTCTGGGAATTGTCCCCACTTTGCTGTATCTCGTTCAGTTTTATATCCTTTGACTTCTACATATACCTTTTTTTCAGGTAAATAGAAATCAGGAAAATATGTTCTAGTGCCATTCCACTCATACGGAAATCCTTTTGTATTTCTAATACAAGGAATATTATTAGCAAGACACCATTTATAAAAATTAAGTTCCCAGTTCCCTTGAAACTTCATCCCATTAAAAATAATCTGTTTTACTCTTCCTCTATTAGAAGATGAGTATGCTTCTGGATTATTTTCAACTGCTTGTTTCATACTTAATGACAGTTTGTTTTTGGATTCATCAGACCAAACTCTATTACGATTTGAATTACGAATGATATCTCTACCTGTTTCCGTCATAGGAGTAGCAGTACCTTTAATAAACTGATTACTACCTTGTTTCCCTAACATCCCCATTGATGCTTTTTTAACTTTAGCATCAGGATTAGATTTACAATACAGTTCGTGTTGAGCCTTACTGTTGGGTGATTTTTTATCACGGTTACAAAAATTACATTTTAACATAAATGTATTTAGTCCTAAAGTTCATTGCTCTAACCTTCTATTTTGGTGCGAGTGGGCGGGGTCGAACCGCCATGCCTTGCGACGCCAGATTTTAAGTCTGGAGAGTATACCGATTTCTCCACACTCGCATTATTGTTATCATTATATATCATACAATTATTGTAGTCAAATAATATGGTCAACTAACTTGGCGGTCCCAGCGGGTAACGATCCCGCTCCTCATGCGTGACAGGCATGTATGCGTCCGTGAACACTTTGAGACCTGATACAGAATAGGACACCCCTTTGGCCTAGGTAGTTTAAGAGTACGCCTGCCCAGCGACTCTCCTATATTTTTGGTGGAGACGGTTGGAGTTGAACCAACAGTGCCATAAGGCGGAAGATTTACAGTCTCCTGGGGTTACCAATTTTCCTACATCTCCAAGATGAGTTACGGTTGCAAGACCTAGTGTCTCATTACTGAGAGAAGTATCAGGGCGATGTAACTCAAAAATTAGTATAAGCTACTTGTTTCCACACAAGCCCTTAATTGAGCGGTTACTCTGTCCATCTCCATTTATTCAAAGTCTGTGTGCAGTTGAGATTCTGCCTATCAGAGCCTGCGAGGGTATTTTTAATCCTCACGCTAACGGTTTTCTGCCACCGGATCTCTATCGCTAATCAAACGCTATTTTAACGAAAATAGTAACGGGATACTGGAGCTCGGTACGGGATTTGAACCCGTGTGAATGCCGTGAAAGGGCACTATCCTAGGCCGCTAGATGAACCGAGCCAAATGTTATTAGTTTTGCTGACGCACTATTTGCTATGCTCAACGGAATTATTTGCAAGTTTACCGTTTCTATACATAGTTAGTTAGAGTTGACGTTTACTCAGGCGCTTACATCAGCAAAACTAATAACACACTATATGAAAAAACATTAAGGAACGTAAACTGTATCCACCAGTACCGTCTACTGGATCGTTGTTTCTGTCATTACTGCCTAACTTCCCGTCACGTTAAACAATATTGCTATTGTAGATACGCTTCTTGCACCCTATGCGACCCGGCGTCGTCCACCGGCTGACCTCATAGACCTGCCTAACGGATTAGGTGACCTTAATGTATTTTCATATAGTCCCTGTAACTTAAACAGGGCTATATGATAACTCAGAATTTTAAAGAACTCTGTTGATTAGTACGATGACTTTCTCAACTCATGCTATGATTGTATCATAACTACCATTTATTGTCAAATTCTTTTGTTTCACTGTTTCCCAAGAACTTGTTCAATCAATCTATAACTAGAGTATAGCAGATTGAGGATTTATTGTCAAATTTTGGTCCGGGGTGCAGGAATCGAACCCACATTCATCGGGTAGAAGCCGATTGTATTATCCATTATACTAACCCCAGATAAATAAGCTTATGGAAAACACCTTATATGATGACCTAGAATTACCTAAAAATTGTACTTCCGAAGAAATCAAACAAAAATACAGAATACTAGCACAAATACATCATCCCGATAAAGGAGGTGATTCTGAAAAATTTCAACGAATTAAATATGCATATGACACATTGGGTGATCCCGAAAAACGTGCCCATTATGATTCAACTGGTCAACCGTACGATAGTAATGGTATTGATAATGAAGTGTATAACAGACTGGCTGTTATGGTGTCACACTTTAGTAATATTATAAATCCAGAATTTGATGACTTGATTTTAAAAATGAAGGTTGATATTTATCAAGCACAGCAACAAACCAATATGGCTATTGAAGAATGTCATGTTGCTATAAAAAAATTTACCACTATTAGTAAAAAAATTAAATTAAAAAAAGATGGTGAAAATTTCTTAAAATCCTTTGTTGAACAAAAAATCAAACATAAAAAATCTGAGCTAGTTATGTATGATAGAGCCTTACTAGTGTTTAATAAAATGTTAGATGTATTAGAAAACTATCATTATAGCAATGATGAATGGCAATTACTACTAGAAAATGTTGATGGTCCGGCGTAGAGGAATCGAACCTCTATTGATAGCTTAGAAGGCTACTGTATGATCCATTATACTAACGCCAGATATTAAGATAGCTTAGTT